GAATCAGGCTTTCTAGGATTGCACAAGGCTTGCCTACGTTTGACCCAAGGGATGAACCGAAAACTGGAACATCAGAACAATTGGGTAGGAAAGTCACACCGGGGAAAGATGCTGAAGCTGACAAAATGCTTCAGATGCTTAAAGTTGCTCAGCGTCTTTCCGTTGAATATGAGCGGGAATTGCAGCACACGCTGATGATGCAAGATGTCAAAAACGAAATGGCGTTTATGACGGAGAATGAGCGCAAGTTGCAAGAGGCAGTCAACAAAGCGATTGACGAAACTAGCCGCAAGATTACTCAGATTCAGAAGCAGAAAGAGGATGCCGCTGGTCGTGGTGCTAACGAGCAAGTGCTAGCTGAGTACGATGCACAGATCAAAAAGATCGAAGAACTTGGGTATCAGTATTCTAAATTGATGCTGAACCAAGAGGAAGCGGCTATTTCGGCACAACGCACGTTTGAGTTTGGTTGGAATACAGCTTTCGCACAGTACGCAGAAGATGCATACAATTACGCGACGATGGCAGCAGATATGTTCAGTAGCATAACTGGCGCAATGTCTAAGGCGATAGATGCGTTTGTGGAAACAGGAAAGTTTGCTTTTAAAGACTTTGCTGTTAGCATCATTAAAGAGTTAATTAAGATCGAAATGAAGATGCAAGCCATGCAATTGTTTAGCATGATTCGATCTGGCATTAGTTCGTTTGTTGGCGGCGGTATTGGAACAAGCACAACAGAAGTAGCTACCGCATTGCCCGTTGATTTTAGTTCTGGCATATCTTCTATTCCAATGGCTGCTAATGGAGGCACGATTAATTCGCCAACCATCGTAGGTGAGCGTGGTCCAGAATTGTTTATTCCCGGACGATCTGGCGCAGTTATTCCCAATAACAGATTGGAAGATTCTATCGGCGGTGCAACATACATAACTAATAACTATATTGATGCCATAGACACCAAGAGTTTTGAGGAACGGATATACGGCAGCAGCCGAGCGATTTGGTCGGCTAATCAGTTTGCCAGCAAGAGTATCTCCAACAATCGGAGCAGAACATGAGTTTCCAGACAATATTTGAGATACAAACCAGTATGTCTGTAAATAACAGACGTACCATTGGTCAACAAGTCAGCCGATCCGGTCAGTTGCGTGTTGCTCAGTATTTGACAGCCGTACCTTGGGTATTTACGGTGACACCGCATAACTATTTGTACTACCCGCAAGTAAGAGCCGTCATACAAGCGATTGATAATGCTGACCGCCAGTTGCCAGAAAGCATCACTTTCAACACGCCAAATCTGGAATGGTTCACCAAAATGCAAGGTACGGCTACGGCTGCAACCTTGGCGACAACCCCACCAGCGAACACACAGGTATTAACCTTAAGCAGCAACGGCACGTTCAAGGCTGGCGATTTTATACAAGTTGGCGGCTACGTTTATAAAGTGACGGCTGATAGCGCAGGGACAACGGTAAATATCCATCGTCCGCTAATTGGCACACCGACATCTGGTGCTACGGTGACGCTGGGAAAAAACGTAACATTTAGCGTAGTGGCAGAATCTTGCCCAACGTATACACTTAACCCTATGACTAACGGCGCATTTGTCCAATGGGATAGCCCGTTTGTGTTTCGTGAAAACATTACGAACTGAGGATAAGATATGTCCACAACAATCGCGGCATTGTCGCAACCATCTATAAGACACGCAGAATTTGTCCGGCTAACAACGTCTGACGAAGTATATACATTTTGCAATGCAGCAGCACCCATTACCGTTAGCGGAATTACGTTTCAAGGTATGGGTAGTTTGCTAGGTATTAGCGAAATCCAACGAGACATTAAAGCCTCGTCTTATGATCTTCGTTTGATGTTAACAGGCATAAACCCTAATAACATCGCCCTTATTTTGGATTCGGACATCAAAGGTAGCACAGTAGAGATTTGGCGAGGGTTTTTAGACAGCAATAACCAGATTCTAACCAGCCCGACTTTGCAGTTTTTTAAACGCTATCAGGGCATTGTTAACAACTTTGCTATAAACGAAGATTACAACGAGCAAGTTAGGCAGCGAATTGCTACGGCTGTAGCGTCTTGTGCTTCCATGCGCTTGGTTCTCCAAAACCGTGTAGCAGGCATGAAAACCAATACAACCAACTGGCAAACCTTTTATCCTAATGACACAAGCATGGATCGGGTAGCCATTATTGCCGGAATGTATTTTGACTTTGGCAAGCCTCCTGAGTCAGGCGGTCAAAGTAAACCTACGGCAACAGTTGGTGAATATACCAACCAAGTGCCTGAAGGTGGTAATGGAATGGATAATTCTGCTGGTGGAGCCACATGATGATAAGAATGGCGACAAAATTCGACAAGACAGAAATTGTGGAAATGATGACTGGATTCCAGCGGGAAAGCAATATTCCAGAATTAAGGGAATTGCACAATCCAGCGCATTGGGATCGACTGTTAGCTACGATCTTTGCTGGTGCTGGAGTGATATTTATTGAGCAAGGCAAAGGTCTGATTATGGGAATCATCGCACCTAACATTTGGTGTGACAAAACCTTGCAGCTTTACGAGTTGGCTTGGTATGTTAAGCCGGAATACCGCAATACATCCGTAGGCTACAAACTGCTTAAACGGTATATTGACTATGGCAACGATCTAAAACAGTCTGGTCGGATTAAATTCTTTACCATTGGCAAAATGCCTAGTTCTCCCGACTTAAAATACGAGCGTTTCGGTTTTAAAAAATTAGACGAAAACTGGATTCAATGATGCTAAAACTTGCCCTTTTGCTCCTGTCTGTCACTTATGCCGCTGATGCACTGGCTATTGGCACAACAATTGCTGTAAGTGTTTTAAGTCTAACTGCTGGAACTTTTGCCGCGGCAGCGACAGCTTTTGTTATCAACATGGCATTGTCATTTGTCATTAGCAAAGTCCTTACTCCTACAAACAACGTAGGAGCAGGGGCAACGGCGCAAGATCAAGGCGTTCGAATCCAAGTACCTCCTGACCCAACACGCTCTATCCCTTTGGTATATGGCGATGCTTATATTGGCGGCAAGTTTGTAGACGCTGTTCTGACGACTGATGGCAGCACGATGTATTACGTCATGGCAATCAGCGGAATTAGCGATGACGGACAATTTACGTTTGATAAGACTAAGTTTTATTATGGTGATAGGCTTTGTACGTTTGACACGACATCGGCTGACACGTTTGAACGGGCTAGAGTTTTAGGGCTAACAGACGGCGCAGGAAACGTAGACACAAAAATTAGCGGCAAACTGTATATACATTTGTTCCGGTCAAATAGTAGCGGAGTAATCACAAACCTAGACATCAACGGTTCATCTGCTGGTGCTGCAACGCCACAAAACCTCATGTCTACCACTAACGGAATCCCTGCTGGTCTGGAATGGGCGGCTAGTGGTAGGCAGATGAACAGCACAGCGTTTGCCATTATTAAGCTAGTCTATAGCCGTGATGCAGAGACAACGCAGCTTCAGCCAGTTACCTTTTACGCAAAACATTACTTGCGTGGCACTGGTGTAGCCAAGCCCGGAGACGTTTGGTACGACTACATGACCAACATTATCTATGGAGCAGCGGTTGATCCTGCTTTTGTAGATTACGCATCGGCTACGGCATTAAACGTTTATTCTGACCAAACCATCCAGTTTAGGGATCAGGGTGGAACGCTTTACACACAGCCTCGCTATCGGATTAACGGTGTAATAGACACCAGCCAAAACATTTTGCAAAACGTTGACCAGATCATGACGGCGGCTGATTCTTGGATGACTTACCAAGAGACAAGCGGCAAATGGTCGGTGGTGATTAACAAGGCAGAATCGCCAGTATTTGCTTTTAACGACAACAATATTATCGGTTCTATTACGGTTGGCGGGATTGATATTACCAACTCAATTAACCAGATTGAAGGTCGATTCCCTGACAACACGAACCGTGACCAGTTTAACTACGTCTTTATTGAGACACCCGCTGGTTTGCTGTATCCGAATGAGCCAGTCAATAAAACAACAGTCAATTACGATCTGGTCAATAACTCGGTGCAAGCCTACTATCTGGCTAACCGTCTCTTGGAGCAGGCACGAGAAGACCTTAACCTGACCATAAACACCACTTACGAAGGCATTCAAATTAATGCTGGCGATGTAGTCAGCATGACAAACAGCTACTACGGTTGGAACGCTAAGCTATTCCGTGCAATGCAAGTGCGGGAAGTTTCGCTAGAAGATGGTAACTTGGGGGCGCAAATCCAGCTTGCCGAGTACAACAGTCAGGTATACGACAACTTTGACATCACCCAATTTAGTCCTGCACCTAATAGTGGCTTGGTTTCGGCTGGGTATTTCAGCGCCTTGACCGCACCAACTGTTGTCAACATTAAAAATCCTGCGTCATTTCCTAGCTTCGGCGTACAGATCACCATTCCTACCACTGGTCGGGTGACAAATACAACACTGTTCTACACAACGGTTGCTACGCCTACTGTTAATGATTGGCAAGTGCTAGATTCCCAAGCACTGATTAACAGCCAGCCTTTTGTCAATGGCAGCACGTTTATCTTTACCGATCTAAGCCTTCCTGCTGGAAACTACTACTTTGCGTACAAGGTCGGCAACGATGTCAGTCAATCGGCATTCTCACCGTTGTCTGCCATGTTTGCATGGAGTCCAAAGATTGCTGGTGCGGATACCTTTATCGCCAACTTTGACCCACCAAATTTCCTTGTTCCTTACGATGGTACACCAAATTTCACAGGGATTATTGCCAAGCTGTATGGTAACAATGCGTTAGGTTCTGTTGATTTTAGTCCTGCACAAACCGATTCTGACCCGTCATTTGTTGAAAATAGCTGGCGTATTGGCGGCAGTTCTACAACTGGCTACGGCGACATTACCAAGACAGGCATTACCATCGGCAACCCAACAGACATGGGGACAAATGCTGAATTTCCGTTGCCAACAGCAATGGCAAGCAATCCAGCGTCTATGTCCGTACCTGTACGCTACAAAGATTCGTTAGGGGCAGTGTTCCAAGTCAATCCAAGCACAGTACAGTTTGCATGGGCTGAAAAAGGTGCGACAGGTCAAAAGACGGTAACAGTTGCGCTTTACCAATGGTCAACCACAACACCAGCTAATCCGACTGGCACATCCACCTATACTTGGGCGACTGGTGCAAATACTGGCTATACGGGTGGAAACGGCTGGTCAACAAGTGTTCCAGCTAACCCCGGCATTCCGTTGGTTCAGCTTTGGACGGCTACTAAAGAACTGATTGCAGACGGCAATACCGTCACCACTACGGTAGATTGGACAACGGGTGTTAGCGTAGCTTCTGTCGGTCAAAACGGTGCTGCTGGTGTACAGACGGCTCAACCTACTGTTTACCAATGGGCTATTAGCGTTCCTGCTGGACCAACAGGCACAAGCACTTACACATGGTCTAGCGCAACATTTACGCCAACCCCTTCTGGCTGGTCATTAACTCCCGGCACAAGCCCAAGTCCCGGCTATACATTATGGGGTGCAACGGTATCGCTAGTGGCTAGTGCTACCGAAACAACCAGCACGATTAACTGGACGACTGCCACAGTAACAGCCCGAGGGTATGCAGGCGATACAGGTACAACTGGTCAAACAGGGTCATCGGCGAGGATTTGCTATAGCAAGACTACCCTTTCCTCGTTGAATTCTACTCCTGCAACCATTACCACAACAGGCAGCACATCGTTTCCTCCTAGCGGCTCTTGGGGTGCTGGTACGGTTTGGCAAGCAACACCTCCAGCCATTGTCGCTGGTGAATCCGTATATCAATCTGACGGCATATATAACCCTGCTACCAATCAAACAACTTGGAACGTACCGTATCTAAGTGCGCTTAAAGTTGGTCAATTGTCGGCAATTACTGCTAACCTCGGTCAAGTAACAGCAGGAAACATGACCATTGGCACAACTAGCCAAGGTCTTTATGTCAACAACCCAAGCTATCCCAATGCTGTTTATGTCTGGCAAAACAGCCGTTTAATTTATGGCTTGTATGTCAAAAACAACTACAACACGGCAAACGGTGGTGGTGCAGCAAAACTAGAAAGCAACTATGGATATACGCTTGATTGCTCAATGTTGCAAAACGGCGCAAGCCCAACACCGGGAGATAAATACTGCGCTATCGCTTGTTCAGCACCAAGCGGCGGTTTTGCATATATTGGGGTGACAGCGGCAAACGGCGGATATGCTGGTTATGCAGCAGCAGGAACATGGAGTCCGTTTACTGGCTCGCACGATGGGTTAATTGCTAAAGGTACGCCTATTGAAGTTGGCGACATTTTGATTGATTCAGAATGCATTGTGACCAAAGTTTCTGATTCTCTAACCATTGTTGAACCATCATCAACGCCAAATCAGGTCGGAGCAATTGGTGTTTTAGTTAGCCAACGTCCATTATTGGCTGGCGTTCCGGCTGCATTAATGGAAGGCAAAGTCATTACCGATCCAGCGTATGTAGATACTTTGGCTGAAACTTACGACAATACTGTTATTAATGGCGTGGGTGAAGGTGCGGTAAATGTCTGCGGCGAAAACGGGGATATTAATATTGGAGATTTTATTGTCACATCTTCCATTCCCGGCAAAGGCATGAAACAAGCTGACAATGTTATGCGGTCTTATACAGTAGCAAGGGCTAGACAAGCAGTAACATTTAGCAGTCCAACCGAGGTTAAATTGGTTGCTTGCATATACCTTTGCGGCTAAAATCCTAAAAAACAAGACATAATCCGTGTTTCCGTTAGTGAATGGAAGCATTAACCGAGTAAGGGGCGATTATGGCAGTCTTTAATAAAGACTCGTTAACACAAGTTAGCGGGTTTGATAATCCAATTATTGCTGGGGAACTTGTATACAACCAGCGGACATTTTGGAATCTTGCAATCAATGATTCTGATGGCACACCAGTTGATTTGACGGGTGCAATCATCGACGCACAAATCATTAGGCGAAAACTAAGTAATGTTAGGGATTCTCGTTACGGATTGACCTTTGACATTGCAGATTACACGCCAACACCATCACCCGTTCCCTTGACCATTATGAACCGTATTAATGAAAGCGGTTTGTTTACATTGGTCATTGATTCAAACGCTTGGGGACTTATTGCTGCTGACCCTGATTTGGACATTGCCAACATTAACGGTGCAGGATTTTCTGGACGTATCAAAATCACATTTCCGGGAAATCTAAGCAATCCAGTTGAGGATAATATTATTTTCCTTCTTTTCCTAGTTCGCTCTGATGCAATTAATAACTAGGGGTTTTTATGGCAAAGTTAAATATCAAGGTGACTGACGGGAATAACTTGAAAGTACAAGTTACTCCTGTTCCGCAACAAACAATAAGTATTAGCCGTGGATTGGTTGGACCACCGGGACCAAACACCATCGGCGGCTATCCCATCAACATAAGCGATGCGAAAAGATACGATGTGCTGATGTTTGGCACAAATGAATGGGTCAATACGCCACAGACTGAAATCACTGACGGCGGCAACTTTTAAGGATTAAAAATGGCTAATACTATCCGAATCAAAAGACGGGCTACTGGCGGTGGTGCTGGCGCACCGACTACACTGGAAAACGCTGAATTAGCGTTTAACGAACAGACTAATGTGCTGTATTACGGCACAGGCACAGGCGGCGTTGGCGGTTCTGCTACATCTGTCATCCCTATCGCTGGTGCTGGTGCATTTGTAGACACATCAACAAACCAAACGATTGATGGCGTTAAAACTTTTAACAACACTATCATTGGTTCTGTTAATGGTAACGCTGCCACTGCTACGGCTTTGGCAACTGGTCGGACGATTGCAATTACTGGCGACATTTCTTATACGTCTCCGGCTTTTGATGGTTCTTCCAATGTCACGGCTACTGGCACACTTGCAACAGTTAATAGCAATATTGGTACATTTACCAAAGTCACTGTTAATGAAAAAGGGCTTACGACTGCTGCATCACAAGCCAGCCTTTCTGACCTGACATCTCCAACTGGTGCTTATAGCTTCAATGGTCAATTGCTGACCAATTTGGCTGATCCTGTCGGCGCACAAGACGCTGCAACCAAATACTATGTTGATAGCGTTGCTCAGGGATTGGACGTTAAACAGTCTGTTGTTGCATCAACTACGACAGACATTACGTTATCTGGTACGCAAACAATCGACGGCGTTAGTGTCAATATTGGTGATCGTGTGTTGGTTAAAAATCAAACCGACCAATCTACAAACGGCATTTATGTTGTTGCATCTAGCGCATGGACAAGGGCTGACGACGCTAATACATGGCAAAAGTTGATTTCTGCTTTTGTATTTGTTGAATCTGGCAGCACGTTGTCAGATAGCGGCTGGGTCTGTACAGTTAATCCCGGCGGTACGCTTGGCGTAACTCCTGTTACTTTTGCTCAGTTTTCTGGTGCTGGCACATACACGGCTGGTACTGGACTGACACTTGCTGGCGGTCAATTTAGTATTACAAATACCGCTGTAACGGCTGGTTCGTATGGCTCTGCATCTTCTGTCGCTACGTTCACTGTTAACCAACAAGGTCAACTGACTGCCGCTGGTTCACAAGCGATTGCAATTGCTAACACACAAGTCAGCGGATTGGGTACGATGTCTACTCAAAACGCAAATACGGTTGCAATTACAGGCGGCTCAATTACAAACCTTGCCACTTTTGACGGAATTACTATCGACGGCGGCACGTTTTAATTAAGTTAGTCCTGCTACATAGCTTTAAAAGGATAGCCAAATGGCAAACAAAATTATTCTTAAACGTTCGTCTGTACCGTCTAAAGTTCCCTCACCTTCTGATCTGGAGGTGGGGGAAATTGCTGTTAACTTGGAAGATCAGCGGTTGTATTCCAAAAAAGCAGATGGCACGGTTATCCTAGTCGGCGATGGCGGTGGTGCTGGTTCTGGGGATGTTGTTGGTCCAGCTTCCTCAGCCGACAATGCAATCACTCGTTTTGACTCCACAACTGGCAAACTAATCCAAAACTCTACGGTGTTGCTTGATGACAATGGAAACATTAGCAATGCAAATGCCGTTGTTTTAGATACCACACCAGGAACATTACCTACAACGACAGGAACAATCTACTGGAATTCCGGCAACCAAACTCCGAGTGCCATATTAAGTGGTGACGTTGACTTGCAAATTGGACAGGAAAACGTTGCGCTAGTTTATAACGGCACAGGTTCAACCATTCCTAATGGTAGTGTTGTTGCAGTTAGTGGCGCACAGGGTCAACGTCCATCTGTCGTATTGGCTGATGCTGATAGCGAACCATTGTCCGCTGGTACGCTTGGTATTGCGACTCAAGACATTTTGAATGGCGCGGAAGGATTTGTCACAACGTTTGGTTTTGTCCGTGGCGTAGATACATCTGCATTTACCGCAGGACAGCCGATTTGGTTATCACAAACAGCCGGACAATTTACCGCAACCAGACCAGCCGCACCAGCACATACCGTGTTTCTTGGTTGGGCTATCAAAATAGGTGCAACAAGCGGTGAAGTATTTGTTCACATTAGCAATGGTTGGGAACTGGACGAACTGCACAACGTTCTGATTACATCGCCAGTTTCCGGCAATACGCTAATTTATGACGCTGTTGCTGGCGTATGGAAAAATGCCAATCTGACGGCTGGTACAGGTATTAGCGTCACCAATGGTGCTGGCAGCATTACGGTTGCAAACACTGGTGTGCTTAGTCTGACAGGCACGACAAATGAGGTTGAGGTTTCCGGTTCTACTGGTAACGTCACCCTTTCCTTACCAACCACAATTAACGCAAACACAACAGGCAATGCTGCTACTGTTACAAATGGTGTTTACACTACAGATACAGGAACAGTTACTAATACCATGTTGGCTGGATCAATTGCCAACAATAAACTTTTAAATTCTGCAATTACAATTAACGGCACATCAACTAGCCTTGGCGGTTCTATTAATGTTGGTACAGTAACTAGTGTTTCTGGTACTGGTTCGGTAAATGGAATTACTCTTTCTGGAACTGTTAATTCGTCGGGCAATTTGACATTGGGCGGCAGTTTGTCAAATGTTAGCCTAACAACACAGGTTACAGGAACTTTGCCTTTGGCAAACGGTGGTACTAACGCCAATACCGCACAAGGCGCAATTAATAATCTGGCTGGAGCGGTAACTTCTGGTCAATACTTGCGTGGGAATGGTACTAACGTTGTTATGTCTGCCATTCAAGCGGCAGATGTCCCTACACTAAATCAAAATACAACAGGAACAGCGGCAAACGTAACTG